TTGTAGAAAGGATTTACAGTAGAAATTCTTACAAAAACAATTACATTACCATTCTCTTCAATTACCCTAGCGATAGTTCCTTTCGCTCCCGATCCAGAGGAACCAGCAATAGTTGAACCAACAGATTCAATACTGATCTCTTGATTTGATTGTATTGTCTGACTGTTTAGATTTGCTAAGGTAAATGAGTAAACTTCTTTTAGTTTTACAATCTGATCTCTTCTTCCATATCTATCTTCCTTGCCAGTTGCTTTTTCAATTCTATTTGTCGATGTAATCACCGAAGCAGAAGACAAATCAATAGCAGGAGATAGATATGAAACATCAGATCTAAAATCAATCTTATACTCTAATGAACGTTGAACATTGTTCAGAACCTGATTGATTCTAGAAGCAATAATTTTCTGATTTGTAAAATATTGAATTTCATTCAGGAACGTTTTTTCGTAAGTTGTAGTGGAATATGAAGTATAATTTTGTGTATTAGAATCTACTGGAATGATATTGGTAGTTTTTACAGAGGATGTAATTGAAGTATTGCTGAATGAAAGATAATTCACTTGTGGGAATAGTCTCTCATACTTTCTATTATAGGAAGCTAGAACTACTCCGCCCCCACCTTTTACACTGCTAGCAGCAGTAGTTTCATTCGTAATATTGTAACTATCAATTCCAGCGTTAGTAACTTTGAATAGTTTAGTGTTTAGTTGAGTACTTGAGACTCCGCCAACACCATCAGCACCACTGAAGAATACATAAGACTTTCCTCCATCCTCAAAACCATGATTCTTATGATATACCTTGATAATCTTGTTATTCAATTTGAACAAAGGTGAAGTTGCGTTTTGATCAGAAACACCACTAGTTTCAAAGGGATTTAGATTGAGATACTCATAACCAAGATTTTCATTGGTCAGTTTTAGAACAGCTCCTCTACTAATATCAAACTCAGCTCTATTGAGTTTGAACTTTAAGTCTTCAAATAAATCTTCTGTCCAGTTATCAGTATTCTGTGCTTTGTAAACAGAACCAAGAAGTGGTTGTGTAGTAACAGGTGAACTTGTAACAATCTCTGTTTCGCCAAGTCTTGATGCCCACAGTAAATATTCTGTAGAATCTGTCTCAACGACTAGAGCATACTTCGTTCCATTCTGTAAGTATACTGGATTCTTGAACTTGAACTTAGTTGGAATTGTAGAGTTCGTCACTCCCGCCGTATCGACTGCTACACCCATCCTAACGGCGGGTGTATCGATCGTAATCTTAGCAGTGATTACTGCACCACCATTTCCAGTTCCAACGCCCTTCACGACGATTGCAGGGGGTGCTGTGTAACCAGAACCACCTAGGGATACGGTAGCATTATAAATTTTGCCTTCGGAAATTTTTACTGCGCCACTTGCTTGACTTCCTCCAGGAAGTTGAGGACTTTCAAAAGTTAGGAAAGCGGAATCGTAATTAGCACCAGTACCACTAACAATCAAATCGGTGACTCTTCCAGAATTCTTTGTAATAGTCAATCCTAGATTTGTATTGTTCTTATTATTGAACTCTGTGATAGAATCAATAATCAATGGTTCATTTTGAATAAACTCTCTTCCATTGTGATTTGAAAGAACGAGTGTATAAACTTGATCACTGGAAACAATAACTTTACCATCAGCAGATGCTGTTACCTCAATATTAGTGGAATCAAGTACTTTCAAAAGAGGTCCACTACATGCAGACTGAGAACCAACAATATTCTCTCCAATTGTTAGAGTTGTAGTTCCATTTGCATATGCGCGAATCAAAGTGTTTGGTGATAAAGTTGATTCTGCTCCTGGAAGAATATGCTTTGCTGGCTTATCAATTTCCGTATTAGTCAAATATACTCTTACTGGAATATTTGTGCTCTTCTTATTGAAGTATAACTCAACGCTAGTAACAAACAATCCACCCTCAAATGACTCAATGCTGAAAGTTTGTGCCAATGGGTTTGGTTTGATTTCTACATCTGTTACACTATCAACCTTTTGAACACCTTCATTTGCCTTGAAGTATGCTGGGGATGTTGCATTGATTGATGGTGGATTTTGAGGTAATTTACCAACTGCATAATACTTCAGATCCGCATATGTATCTACAGTATCTTTTGCCGCATTTTCTTTACTTGAAGTAAATCTAATTGTCTTGATACCTGTAGTAATTCTTAGATCTGGTTGTGTGGAATCATAAGAAACCGTGTCAACATCTCCAGTCCAAGTAGCATTTTCTACTGGTGGTTTGCCTGCAGGGATAATGATAATGCCACTAGCATTTCCATTCTCATCTGTAGTAATTGGAGAATTAAATCCAATAGATGAGTTTCCAGCAATTCCAGTAAATCTGCTATCTGGGCATGTCCATCTAGAGATATCATTTCCATCTAGGAAAGGATATACAGTTGTAAATGGTTTCAATCTTCTTACAGTAAACTTGACTGGTGTTGGTCTAGCATAAAACTTCAATGAAGTGGCAACAGTTCCTTTTTGATCGGAATCTGTTGCTAGACCCTTTCCAATCTCATTATTATCTGGGCTTACATTAGAACTACTTGCAACTGATGCCTTTGTTACTTTCTCAATAGAAGAATCAGTGTTTGTAGTTCCAAAAGAAGCAATGCTTCCAAATGTTCCCTTTGATCCAACCCAGTTAATAATAAATGAGTTGAAGATACTTGAGAAAGTTTCTGTCGTGTCGTCTTTTGCAATAAAAATTGAATAGAGTCCAGTGTTGTTATCTACAATGACTGGTTCTACTGTTTGATCATACCAAGGATCAATTTCTGGACTTAGTGCTCCTTCCCCGACATATTGTAAAGCAACAAATGGGTTTGGATTGATTGTTTTAGTTGCAAAATCATTTCCTAGAACTTGGAGTTCTGAGTATGGAAGAGTTACCATATCTCCAGTTCTAACATATCCATCGACAAATCTTTGATCAATAGTTGTGTTTACTTCTTCTAGTCTAAAAGAATCTTCCTTATTTGGTGCTCTTAGAACAGATTGCTGTGTGTCAATAGAACATCTGTAATCAGCAGATGAAACTTCTCCAACTCCATGGGTTTCAAAGTTATCCACTACGAAACCAGTCTTGAATCTATCAAATCCAATCGTGTCTCTAATTTGCATATTCAGAGCCTGTTGCTCAAGAACACTTAGAGTTGTATAGTATTCTAGACGCTCAATTCTCTTCTCAAGTTTTCCAATATCCTTCATCGTATATCTACGATTATCAACTGGAATAATCCTCACATCCTTGCTGCTAGTTGTAAAAGCAGGAATATAGAAATAATAGAGTGGGATTGCGTCGTCAATTAGTTCTGGTTTTGTTGGGTTTTGTGAAGAATTTCCTTCTTTGAGAACGAACTCACCCTTCTTATTCAAGAATATCCCATCAATTCTGTTTAGGAATTCTGTTTGGGTAAACTTGAATGTATACTCTAAGTTTTTATCTGGGGCAGGAATAACAGATGCAACACCACCTTCACCAATAAAGTTTCTAATTACCGCTTCTCTAGAAGATTGATCTTGGAAACCAGTTACAAAAGAATTATTATCAACCTTTGGTCTGAAATCAAATACATTCTTGAGAGAAACAATACCATAAACAGCAGAGTTGAATGTTGGAATTTCTTCTAGAGTAACACCTGCTTCATGTAAGTAACTATCAACTGTGCAGAAATCTCCTTGTGAATGCTCGAAGTAATCAAATGCCACTACGAGTTGTCCAACAGGTGCTTCAAAACCTGGCTTTAGGATGATACGAGAAACATCGTAATAAGTATCTCTTTGACCGTCATCAAAAGTAAATCTTTCTGTTACATCAACACCAGATACGAGATTTCCAGCACTATCAATAGTTGGTGGTGAGGAAGAAGTTCCTTCATACACATATCTTAACTTGAATACATCAGAATAAGTAGCAACTGAAGTCGCTTCTGTATCGAAGTTTTCTCCTCTAAGTGGAACTGTTCTATCTCCAGCAGACTTGATTAGAATTCTTCTGTTTCTTACAACAGTTTTGATTCTTGGTCTTGCTTTGTTTAGTTCTAGAGTAGCAGATAACTTTAGAGTTGGGAAAGGTTCTGTAGTTGTTCCAAAAAACTCTGCTGGCAAGTTTACCTTGACACTACCCGCATTTAGTCCACTCGTTGTATCTGTAGTATTTTCAGCGATAATGTTTGCTTCAGTTAGATAAATTACATCTCCTGTCGATACCTTTGTGGAAGAACCAGGATTTAGCACACTCATCACAAAATTTTCTGGAGTAAACCTTGCGAATCTTTGAGTTCCAAATGGAAGCTGTGCAGTGAATGTAATGTTACCACCGCTTGCCGATGCTTCTGTGATAAAATCTTTTCTGTAGTAATATGAGATTTTGGAGTCTTCATTGCTTTGGGAAATTGAAGCAACTTGACTGCCACCAGTTGGATATAGTAAAGAACCCTTAGAAGAACTCTCAATAACAGATCCAACCTTTACAATAGTTCCATTGGTTACATTTTTAGCCAGTGCAGTATCGATATAGATACGAGATTTTAGAGTTCCTTCTGGTTTTGTTGCATAGGTAATCATTACCTTTTCTGCTACAGAATCATCATCTGTAAACTGAATATAATCTCCTGGTTTTAGATAAACAGTTGTGTCACCATTGAATCCATTACATTCAAGGAATCTATATCCAGCAACACCAGTAAATGTGAAGTCAGTGATTGGTGTTAGTTTTGCATATGGACTCTTAGCAGACTCCAAATCTGCAGTAAAGATATTATTGCCAGATGATCCATAAGCACATCCAAACGATTTTACATCATCTGGATTGAATGTTTGTACCGAATTTCTAAACAACACTGCTTCTATTTTGGCGGAAGTTGTAATTGATCCCGAGATTGGAAGATCGACTAATACGGTAGGTGGTTGCGAATATGTTTGAGTGAATGCATTTCTATTGATGATTTCAATATTGTAAGGAAATCCATCAATATTACTTTTCACGTTTACTTTGGAAGTATCAAATGGAACACCATTGATCGAAATTCCAGCATCTTGTGGATACCCACCACTTCCTCTGTATTTTACTATAAAGTGTGAAATGGTGTTGTCTGTAGCAATTCTTGCTGAGTTATCATCTTCATCACGAATTACTTCTCCAGAAATAAACTTTCCAGAAAGTGTTGTAACCATCAACTCATCTGCTGTGGAGAATGTTGATCCAGCAGATCCTTCAATAACTCCATACGCTCCACTAGTTATACCAAAAATATATTTTCCTTTTTCAAA